TTGTAAAAAAGTATTGACAGTTTTTTAAATAGGCGTATAATTTGCAGTAAGGTTAATGCAAAGGGCTTAACCAACCAACCAAACAAACAGGAGCATTTAAAATGAAAACGAATATCCACCCAAGCGCAATCATTCACCCCAGCGCAATCATTCACCCGACCGCAAAAATCGGTATTGCCACCATCGGCGCAGGCGCTAAAATCGGCAAAGGCGCCATTATCGAAGATTTCGCAACGATTGCCCCGCAGTGCAAAATTAAGCAATCTTACATCCAAAAATACGCAAAAATCGGCGGTGATGTCAAAATCGGCGCAGGTGCAAAAATCGGAGAAGGCGCGAAAATTGGCGACTGCACCAAAATCAAAAAAAATGCTGTAATTGGCAACTGTGTAAAAATCGGCGCCTTCGCTAAAATCGGAGAAGGCGCGTCAATCGGCGCAATCGCGAAAATTGGCGACTGCATTAGAATCAAAAAAAATGCTGAAATTTTATGCGGCGCCGAAATCGTTTAACCCACGGCAGGGCTTCGAGCCCTGCCTCAACCAACCAAACAGATACAGGAATGAAACATTATGATTAACAAAGTTATTTTAGTCGGCAGATTAGGCCGCGACCCTGAAACCCGTTATATGAGCAATCAAGATCCAGCGTGCAACTTTTCCATTGCCACGGACGAAACCTGGAAAGACAAAGACGGCAACCGCCAGCAACGCACGGAATGGCATAATATCGTGGTCTATCGCAGACTTGCCGAAATTTGCCAGCAATACCTAAAAAAGGGTTCATTGGTTTATTTATCGGGCAAAATTTCCAGCCGTAAATATATCGGCAAAGACGGCATCGAACGTACGGCGTACGATATTGTATGCGACGATATGAAAATGTTAGGCGGCAAGAGCGACAGCGGCAAAGCCGTCCGCCTGCCTGGTGATGATTTGGGTGACGTGCCGTTTTAAGGGGGGCTTAAAATGAACATTGTTGAAAAATTAAGCAAAATCCAAACGGCAATCGCCGTTGGGAAAAGCCTTAAAGGTTCAGGCGGCGGCGGGTTTAAATTCAACTTCCGCAACGCGGAGCAGATTTTGGCGAGCGCAAAATCCGCCATTGCGGCGGAAGATTTAAATTGCGCAATTATCACTAATTGCGCCATCGGTGAAGGGGGGCTTGTAACCGCCACCGTCCGCCTGATTGACGGCGAGAATGATGGCGCCGCCGTTGAGGCGCAGGCGTTCGCCTATATTGACGCGGCGCACAAAATGAGCGCGGAGCAAAAGTGCGGCGCCGCGATAAGTTACGCGACAAAATACGCGTTATGCGGTTTGTTCGCCGTGTCGGACCCGGCGCACGACCCAGACGGCTTCGAGCCACAACAACAACCACAGCAACAACCACAACAGCAGCCGCCGAAATCGTCAAAGGCGTTCAAACGGGCGGTGGAGGTTTTGAGAAAATGCCCGCCAAATAAAATCCCATTCAAGGCGGGCGACCTTGCGGACGAATTCCCACAATTTAAAGAAGATATTCAGGCCGCCGCGCATGCGGTGTTTGACGAATTGGAGGCGCTTGAAAACGAGGCAGCGCAGGCGGCAAATAGCCATAATACGGAGAATTAATTATGAAACTTTACGAAATATCGGCGGCATTTGAGGCCGCGGTGGCGGAATGGAATCCCGACGACCTTGATTTTCTTGAAAAAATCGACGAGTTGAACATAAACTTCATCGAGAAAGCAGCCGCCACAGTGGCATATGCGCTTAATCTTGAAGCAGAAGCAGAATCAATAAAACTGCATTGTGAAAAACTGACGGCGAAGCGGCGGCGCCGCGAGGCCCAGGCGGCAGATTTAAAAAATTATGTTCTTCGCGAAATGTGGCGCGTTGGCTTGCGGGAAATTTCAGACCCCAGCGGCTTATTTACGGCCAAAATTCGCCAAAACCCGCCCGCCGTTGTGGTGGATGACGCCGCCGCGGTTCCTGAACAATTTAAAATTGTGGAAACTGCTGAAAAAATCGACAAACGCGCGATTTTGACAGCATTAAAAGCGGGCGAAACCGTGAGCGGCTGCCGCCTTGAACACGGCGAACGGCTGGCGGTGGGTTAAAAAAACGGCGGGCAAAGCTGCCCGCCAAAAGTGGAGTAAAAATTGTATGAAGTCTAATTATATCACCATTCCGGGTTGGGCGCTTGAATACAAGCTTTCTGCCGCGGAATTGCTTATTTTTTCAGCAATTAACGGCTTCAGCCAGAGTGGCAACGGCGCGTTTTGGGGAGGGCGGGCCTATCTCGCCAAATGGGCGGGGTGCAGCCTAAAAACGGTTGATAGAGCCATTCAAGCGCTTATTGATAAAGGTTTGATTAAAAAGGACTTTTTGGAAAAAAACGGGCAAAAAGTGCCCTATTATCAGGCAATTGCCACGGCAACGGAAACGGAAACGGCAACAACAACGGCAACAGCAACGGAAACGGCAACGGAAACGGCAACGGAAACGGCAACCGTCAAAGCCGAAACGGAAGCGCAGGCGTTGCGCCGCCGCACTTGGGAGGCATATGCCACGGCATACGGCGCACGGTATAAAACGCCAGACGGCGCGCCGATTGAGCCCGTGCGAAACGCTAAAACGAATACGCAAATCAAACAGATTGTGCAGGCGGTGGGAGCCGCCGCGCCTGATTTGGTGCGGTTTTATTTAACGCACAATGACAGTTACTTCGTTCTGAAAAAACACGAGATTGGTTGCCTTTTGGGAAGTATCCAACAAGTTTTAACAGATATGAAAGCGCAGACGATGACGACACGCGCCCGCGTCCAGCGATGGACGGAGGCAAACGACAGGGCAGCGGCGGCGCCGTCGCAGATTGAGCGGTTGCGTGCGCTAATCGGAGGGCAGAAATGAATAAATTAGAAATGGTTGAAATACTCGCCCTAACTGCTGAATTATGCGGCAGCCGCCGATTGAGTGACGGGGCCTTATTGATGTTAGTTGATGATTTAATAGCGGCGGGCGTTGATGATGGCGAGATTTTCGCCAAAGCCGCCGCGGCGATGCGGGCGGAGTTTTCAGGCAACCTGACGCAAAAAATCATCTTGGAATATTACCGACGGGCGCAAGCAGCCAGCACGCTTAAACTGTCAGGGCCAGAACTACCACGGACGCAATCGGCGGCGGGCTTGCGAAAAATAGCAGAAATTACCGCATTTTTAAAAGGAAAAACCAATGGAAAATCAAAAACTTGTAATTGAAATTGTTCGGCCTGCTGGCGAAAAGGGCAAATTCATCAGCGGAAAAGCGAGCGTTAGAACTACACGCGCGGGCGGCGCTTATATGAAGCGTTCTAATTTCGAAAAAGCCACCACCGCCGCAGGGCGTGCGGCAATTCCTGCCGGCTGGCAGTCGGGCGGTGTTTTTGCGGTTAAAATTGAATGTTTTTTCGCGATTGAAGCAGGCTGCAACAAGCGCGAAGCCGAACTAAAATCGGGCGGTTGGTTCGTGAAAAAACCCGATGCCGACAACATCGCGAAGGGCGTTTTAGATGCGCTTGTTCGGGCTGGCGTGCTGGCTGATGATGCGCCAGTTGCAGAATTGGAGGTTCGGAAGTTTTATAACATCCAAAAATCAGAGCCGCCGGCGGTGATAATCACAATTGAACGTTTAAGCGATTGTTTTTAATTATTTTTTTAGGAGTAAAAAAATGGCAAAATTAAGATACGAAAGAAAGAAGGACGGTTTAACCGCCATTGATAGCGTTAAAATCATCAATAAAAAACAGTTAATTGATGTTTTGCGGGACGAATTGGTGCGTTTAATACCACTAATCGACGGCGGGATGTACTCAATCGCAAAACGGCTGGATGTGAGTTATAACTCGATAATTTCATTCAAAAACGCCAGCCGCGGAACGATTCCATCGGCTGCTTTGTTTTTGGGAATTTTGCAAATCATCGCCGCCGTTAGGGGTGATGATTATGCGAATAAATTGATTAACTCTTTGATTTTTGGAGAAAAAAAATGATTAGTTATAAGATGAATGAGCTTTATAACTTCATTGATTCGGCGGCTCAAAATTCCCACTACCCGATAATAAACACTTTAAGAAGTCTTAATAATCAAGAGCTTACGGAGACACTTGAAGAGTTGGAAAGTGTTGATAATTTTGTTAATTCTGCCTTGTTTTTGTGCGAATGGCAGAAAATAAGTAACAATTTCAAGCGCTTAATTGAAGCTGAATTTTTAAGCAGAGAAGAAGAGGAATAGACAAGGGCGGTTTTTGCCGCCTTTTTTTTGTGCTATAATTTGCGCAGCGCAGCAATGAAAGACCTTGACAATGTTTAATTTGTTTGTTAATCAAATTCTCGTGAATGAGGGCGGCTATACCAACAATGCCGCCGATAAAGGCGGCGAGACAAAATACGGCATAACCGCCGCCACGGCGAAGTCGAACGGTTACACGGGCAGCATATCCGAACTGCCTCAAAATGTTGCAATAAACATTTATCGGCTGAATTATTGGGCAAAAATCAAGGGCGATGAATTGCCGAAAAAAACGGCATTTTTGGCGTTTGATTTTGCCGTTAATGCCGGCACGGCGCGGGCCGCGGTTCAACTTCAAGCCGCTATAAACAAATGCGGCGGCGGCCTAAAAATTGATGGGATTGTCGGCAAAAAAACCATTGCGGCGGCGGCTGTGGCGGCGGACATCCTGCCTTACGCCTTCGCGGGGCAAGTGCTGAATTATTATGCAAGTCTTGGCCAATGGAGCACATTTGGCAGAGGCTGGACAAGACGCGTGGCGAACAATTTATTATTTTTATCAAGTATGAAAGATGAATAACGTTTTACTATTGACCCCCACGGCAGACGGCGGGTATATCGTTGCTGAAAATTACAGCATAGAGGCGGGCGGTTGCGTGTTGGAAATTCCAGCAGGATACCGCACAAACGGCGCGGATATACCTCGTTTATTTTGGCGTTTTTATCCGCCGTTTTCGCCGCGCTATATGCGTGCTGTCGTCGCGCACGATTATCTATGCGATTTGGCGGCGGCGGAGCCAGACAAGGCGGCGCGCAAAGAAAAATATAAATTTGCCGATAGCTTTTTTTATGAAGTGCTAAAAAACAGTGCAGGCGTTGGCAAAATGCAAGCAATAGCTTTTTATCAGGCGGTGCGAATTTACCATAAATTTTTTTAATCAATGAAACGCTAAAAAAAATGTGCAAAATTGATACGGCAATTCAGGCGACAAACGCAACGGCGGCGGGTTGTGGGGGCCTGGCTTTATTTGGTGATTTGTTGGATTTTTTGCCCGAAACCGCCAAACATTTTGGCGCTATTGGATTACTTTTAAGCGTTTTTGTGAATTTTTACTTTCAAAACAAGCGCCTAAAAATGGAAAAAATCAAAAATGAACAAGATTATTTGTTGAAAAAGCAAATTATCGAAAACAAAAGAGCGGATAATTTGGATTTAATGGAAGAATATTACAAAAGGGAAACCGTTGATTTGAAAGAAAAATTAAATAAAATTGATAATTTAGAAGAGTTTATCAAAGATATAATAAATAAGGAATTTCAAAAGGTGAAATAATGGGGTGCGGCTGTTCAAAAAAGAGTCGGCAGCCATCAATCGGGCGGATGGCAGTAACCGCAACGGCGGCGGCGGTGCAGGCGGCAAAGGGGCAGGCTGAAAAAGTAACCGAAGCAGAATATAAGAGGCGTTTGGCGGTTTGTTCGGGTTGTCCTGATTTGGCAAGGTTTCACAATCTGCCGTTAGGGGCTGACGTGGGAAAGTTGGATAGGTGTGCGTTGTGCGGCTGCTTTGTCAAAGTGAAAGCGTGGCGCAAAGCCACGGCAGACGCCGCCCGCGATTGGTGGGATTGTCCGGCGGAAAAATGGAGTTAAATTATGTTTTTTATCGTGTTTAATCTTGTTTTATTGTTTGTTTTGTGGGTTGTCTGTTTTTATTTTTTGGGGAAAATAAAGGGTTTATAAATGGCTTATTTTCAGTTTTTTTCAGATGAAGAAATGACGCAGCCGCTGGCGGTGTTGTCGTTTTCGAAAGATTTAGACCAAACCGCCGCCGCAAGCCGTGGCGTGGCGTATTTTGGCGCCCAATTGAATTTTATCAAACTTGAAACAACAGAGAATGCAGGAGTTGATAGCGTGACCCTCACGCCGTCATTGACGGCGGCGGAGCCCGAACGTTCGGCAGCGGTTGCGGCGGGAGATGAATTTATTGTAAGCGGTTATGTTTTTCGCACAATCACCGCAGGAACCACCGCAGCGGCTGAGCCTGTGTATCCTGCCGTATTGGGTGACGTCGTTGATGACGGCACGGCAACACTGCAATGTGTGGCGGTTGCGCCTGCTGTGGGGGATTTAAAATTATCGTTGAGCGCGGCAGGTTTAGACACAGCGCAGGGCGGCGCGTCTTTATCGCTTGGGGCGACAGTTAGAGGCGGTGCGCCGATAGCGGTTTATTATGAATTTTCTAATTCCTTGACGGCGCCGTTTGAGCCTGCCTCGCCGCTTTTGTGCATTGCGATAAACGAATGCACGGTATCTACTATTTAGGGGCGGCGGCGATGTCTTGTGTGCTGAATATTTGGGCAGGAGCAACGGCAACGGCTGGCGGCTGCTTGCTGAATTGTGAGGCAGGAGCAACGGCAACGGCGGGCGGTTGCTTGCTGGGCGTGCGGGGAAAGGCAAGAAAAAAAGAAAAAGAATATCATTTTTTTAATGGTCAAAACGAACGTTTTAATTTAGAAATTAAAATAAACGGCAGATTTATTGATTTTTGCCGCTTCATCAATCAAATTAAAATAACTCAGGCGGTTAATTCTGCAAATTTGGCGGAGTTGGAAATTATCGCCGATTGCGGAAATATTGATTTTTTCGCATTTGCTTCAAAACAAATAGAAATTTATTATTTTTCAGAAACAGCGGAAATGTTGATATACAAGGGTTTAATTTATTCAAGCACGCTAAACAAAAACAATAAAACATTTCAATTATTGGCAAGCGATGAAAAACTAAATAAAATTAGCAACTTATCGCAAAATACAATAAATCAGATTGGCTATTTTTGCCCTGATTTTTTCAACGAAGAATTAAACAAAGAACAAGAATTTAATAAAAGGATTGAAACAATTCCAGCCGATTATTATTTTGATTTTGATGGTAATTTGGTTTTGACAAATTGGCAGCCTAAATCCGCCGCCGATATTAAATTAAATCAATGTGATGTTTTAGGACTTGATTTTGGCATTGAAAGCACATCGGAAATTGTTAATAATATAGAATTAAATATTAAATTTAATTATACAAGATTTGTACAACGAGACCTGCCCGCCGTTTATGAACCTGGAATGTTGATAGGCGGCGCGCTGAGCCAGGATTTTATTAAGATTATAAAACAATATGGGCTAGTTCCCGTGCCTCGCGTTGATAGCGTGTTGTCCGCTGTTGGTGGTGCGGGCTGGGTGGTTGGTAGATTTAATTATTCTTCAATTCCTGACTTATCAAGTGGCGTGATTGCGCCATATTATATCTTAGACCGAGAAAGTTACGTTATGGCGGCAAGTTGGATTTTTTCAAAACGCTGGACGCAGAACGTGCAAGAAGAATATACGATATCAATTAAAAACAATCAATCAATAGATTTCTTTAATGAAAAAAGCGAAGAAATCACTTTGAATTTGCGGCAGCCTGAAAGCGAAACGGCGGACGAAAAATCCGACTGGCAGGATTATCAATGCTATTTTTCCCCACCGTCAGGCAGCCTGAAACAAGGAAACGATTATTTTTTGGCTGAAACCGCTATAAACCGCCAGCGTTGGGCGTTGGGATGTGCTTATGCGCTTAATTTAGCGAAAACTAAACTACTAAAAGCGCATTATATTAAAACGGCGCAAATTGAAACATTCTTTAATAAAAATATAACGTTATCTTCAACAGTTGCCGTAAATGCTGATAGCTTTTCAGGCAGCCTGAAAACACAGGAAATTATTCATACTTTTAATTTGACCAAAAAAACAGCAGAAACAACGGCTAAATTAAAAGGCTTCAAAGGCTTCAACGGCGACCCCCTGACGCAGACAATAAGCCGCGTTTCTTTGCCGAACCTTTCAGGCAGCGGCGGCAGCCTGAAATTTGGCAATTTTTGGGTCAAAAAATATTCGCAAAATGCGCCATTATTCAGCACGGGCGGCGGTGGGCTTGCGAAAGATTATTGTTTATCAAAGGACGGTTTGGACGGCTTGTACGGATATATTATTCAAGAAAACGTCGCGAATTTAATCAACCCAGCCGCCACGGTGGGGACGCCCGCGCCCGTCAAATTCGCAATCAAAACGCCTGATATTGAAGCAGAATTAACCGACGGCTTGACGGCAACGGCGGCGGCAATTGAACAAAATTTGAACATTCCAGATACAACAATAACGGCGGCGGTTTGCTGAAATGTTGCACACATTGACGCAGCGCAGTAATGAAAGGAAAAACACAAAATGCCATTGATTCAAAGCGGCTGCAACCAGCGCCGAATTGGCGTGAATCTTTCAAGAATCATAGGCTTGCAAGATGCTGCCGAACGGATGACGGCGGCGAATGGCGCACGCCTAAACGGTGGGTTAGGGGTCGTTTATTTTAACGGCGGCACGGCGGCAACGGATGCCACAGGGACATCGCCGACTTGCACGCAATGCGGCGGCGGCGGTGATGATGATAACCCCACCACAGGCGGCGGCGGTGGTAGTGGTGGTGGCAGCGGTGGCGGCGGTGATGGTGGAGGCACCACCACAGGCGGCGGCGGCGGCGTTGTTACGCCGTGCGGCGAGTGCGTATCGCCTGCTGAAGCGGTGGCGTTGCTGGCGGACGGCATAACCCCTTGTTGTATTGACGCGCAGGATTGCGAGACAGGTGATGAGGTAAATGTGCATATTTCTTCAGCTAACACGAACAGTTACGGCGAGGGGTGCGTTCCGCTGGATTTTTCGACAGATTGCCCAACTCCGTTGGTTGTTGTGTTGTGGTCTTCGAACGGCAGCATTTGCCAAGAATTTTGGGTTGGAAAGGTTATCAGCGCGGCGACGACTGTTTCTGGCGCAATACAGCTGGGGCAATCAGCCGCGCTGAGCCAAGCTTTTTGCGCTGGAAACAAACAGCTTGAGTCGCTTCGGTCGAGTTATCCTACACAAACCTGGACGATGGAGGTTAGTTTGACAGAAACAGAAACCATCAGAATTTGCGGGAGTCCGGCGACATTTGAGCGCGCTGCGGGTTATACGATTTACAAAGACGGCGTTAGATACAGTGGAAAAAGTTGGCAATTTGGCGTAGGGGTTGTAACGGCGGCGGATTATGCCGAGTATGTGGAAAATTTTAAGAAAAATCAAGGTTATACGCTGCAAAATGGTAAATTTTACCAAAATTGTGGAATAACGCCATTAGATTGCGTTGATGTGTGTGGGGATGACGGCAAAATTTATAAAATTTGTTATGAAAACAATAAATTAAAAGTTTCAGAAGTTGAATAATTCAGCATTTGACAAGTAGGCGAAATTGTGCTAATTGTTAGTTATTGTGCATTGCGTCAAATTGTGCAACATTTCAGCAGGTTAAAACAATGTTTCCATTTTTTAGAAAAGAAAAAACAATCAACAATCAACCTCTTACAGTGTTTGACTGGTTCAAACATTGGGGCGGCGGCTGGTTTGGCGGCAGCGTGAAAAAAGAAACCGCTTTAAAAATCAATATGTTTTATGCTTGCGTACGTATTTTGTCGCAGGCGGTGGCGACAACACCAATCAATATTATCAATAAAAACAATCAAACTATTAACAATGATTTACAATTTTTATTGAAGCATAAGCCAAACAATAATCAAACGGCGTTTGATTTTTGGGCAAAAATTATGTTTGACCTTTTAATTTTTGGTAACGCGTATGTGCTTAAAAACTATGCAGGCGGTGAAGTTGTGGCGTTGTCGCCGATATGCCCCGAATTTGTGCAGGTTGAGCGAAGAAAAAACGGCGCATTGTTGTACAAAATTACAGCAGGCGAGACGATAAAAAATGTTAATCAATCGGATATTATCCATTACAAAATGCTATCACTTGATGGCGTTTATGGCGTGGCGCCAATTGATTTATTGATTAACTCTTTCTTTGTAAATCAAAAACTTAACAAGTTTTTAGAGATTGACAATTTTCCTCCTGTGCTAAAAACACCCGAGGAATTGTTACAAGATGAACAGGTCCAAACGCTGGCGGAGCAGGTGGGGGATAAATTGACGCAATCGCCGTTTGTCTTGCCGGCTGGGTTTGAGCTGATTTTGAGCAATTCACATAGTGCTTTTGATAAAAAATTTGCCGAATTAAAAAAATTTACTAACGAAGAAATCGCCCGATTTTTTGGTATTCCGTTTGGACTTGTCGGGCTTGATGGTGCGAGCCAGCCGAACGTTTTAGATACGCAAAACCGCCTATTTTTGCAGCAGGCGTTAAACCCTTACTTGCGTATGATAGAACAGACAACTGAAGCCGCATTATTCAGCAGGGCGGAAATTGCCGGCGGCGATAGGATTAAATTCAACCGCAACGCTTTAATTTTACAAACTGACGCCGTCAATCGGGCGGATTTTTACAAAAAAATGCTGGATTTAGGCGTTTATAATGTTGATAAAATTAAACAATTAGAAGATATTTATTGATAAAATTGTGCAATAATATTGTGCGGTGCAATAAAGGAAAAAAACAATGGATTTTTTGAATTTAGAAAACAAAGATTTAGAGATTCGCACGGCTGGCGACCGCTTGCAGGTTGCAGGCTATGCCTCTGTTTTTGAAGAAAAAAACAGTTACGGCGAGGTTGTGCGATACGGCGCATTTGCTGAAAGTTTAAGCAGCGGCCGACAAGTGCGGTTTTTGTTTAATCACGACCCCGCCGCCGTGATTGGCAGGATTTTGGAGATTCAAGAAGACGAAAAAGGGTTGTTCTTCGTTGCTGAATTTTTAAGCGAAGTTGAGCAGGCGAGGAATGTTTATCAAATGCTGAAAAATAAAGCAATTGACGGCGTTTCGATTGGGTTTATCGCGACGGACGATGATTATCAAAACGGCGTTCGTTTTGTGAAAAAGGCGGAATTGTGGGAAATTTCGATTGTGACATTTCCCGCCTGCCATTCCGCCAGAATTAACGAAGTGCGCCGTTTTGACGCACTGACGGCAGCCGCCGCCCGATTGACGGCAGCGGTTGAAGAATTGAAACAGATTGATTTTGTTTAACTTTTTTTTGAAAGGTGAAAAAATGGAAGTTACTGATTTTGAAAAGCGCTTTACCGCGTTAGAAGATACCGTTAAAGGTTTGTCCGCTGAAATTGTGGGCAGAGCTAAAGAGCAGATTACCGACAATTTAAAGGGTGATTTCGATGAAAAATTCAAAGAAATCAACACTTTGAAGGAAGTAGTTAAGGAGTTGAGACAGGCACAGGCGGCAGGTGTTGAGACCCGCGCAGAGCCCTGCCGTGGCGGCGTGATTGGAGATATTGCTAAAACACTGGAAACCCGCGATGCCCGCCCACAGTCGTTTGAAGTTCGAAATGCTTTGGCTTCTGAAATGTTGGGCGGCCCTGTTGAATTTTTGGGCATTGCCCCCGTGAAACAGTCAAGATTCACAATCTTTGATTTAATCCCCGTTCGTTACCGTTCTGCGTTGGCTTATAATTACTCACGCGTTGCGTTTGGCGGTGATGCTGGCGTTGTCGGTGAGGGCGGAGAAAAGCCATTATTAAACCCTATCGGCGGCAGCGTTGAAATGGTCTTGCGCAAAATCGCGGCATATGCGGAAGTATCTTTGGAAGCAGAAATGACGGCGGACGAAATCGGCGAGGACATCGAAGCCGTTGTGCGCACTCGGTTGTATAACAAAATCATTCAACAAGCAGAGTGGCAAGCGTTGCGCGGCGACGGCGTAACCATAACGCCGTACGGCGGGAAGCAGTGGAACGGTTTGATGCCGCAAGCCACGCAATACAATGGCGCGCAGACCGCGATTGATGCTATTCGATTGGCAATTGCAACCGTGGCGGAAAACGGCGGCATTGCTTCGGGTATATTTTTGAACCCCCTTGATTGGGCGGAAATTCAAACAACAAAAACCGAGAATGGCGCTTATATTTTGTGCAATCCAGCAGAAGGCAGCGGTAACCGCTTGTGGGGTATTCCTGTTGTTGATACTTTTGCAATGCAGCATGGAAGTATCTTGACGGGCGCATTTGACGAAGGCGCCGCCGAAATCATCATCCAGCGTAAAGGCTTGGTCTCAATCAAGGGATTGAAAAACGATGATTTAATTCGTAATCAATTTACAATTGTCGCGGAATTGTTCGGCAATGTCGCCGTTTATGACCCTGCCAAATTGGTGAAAATTTAAGCAGGTTTTCAATCGCCGATTGCCTAAATTTTAGGCAGTCGGTTTTTGAAAAAGTGTTTATTGTGCAGTGCGGCAATGTGTGCAACATTTCAGCAGGAAAAATTAAAATGGTAACAGTTGAAGAATTGAAAAAGTGGCTGAACATTTCAACAGATGAAGACGATTTAAAATTATCCGAACTGACGGCGGCGGCGGTAGGGTATATCGGCAATTATTGCAATAGATTATTTTTTGAAACTGTTGATGATTTTGAAAATGCCGCTAATTTTCTTTCTGATAATGAAGAAGAAAACGCGGTAGTTATTGAATTGTTGCCGCATTTTCAGCAAATGAATATTAAAAACGCTATCATTAAATTAGTGTGCGACTGGTACGAGTATCGCGGCAATATTACAGAATACGGCACAAATGAAGTAAATGACGGGATTAAACGCATTCTTCAGCCTTTTTGGATTTATAGAATTAAATAATTATGTTAAAGACTTCTAAATTATCAGAAAAAATACATGTTTTTCGTAAAGAAAAACAAAGAGATAGCTCAGGCTATCTAATAAATAGTTTTAACTTTTTATTTACGCTTTATGCAAACTTAAAATTTAATTCAGGCAGTGAAACCATATCGGCAGCGGTAATATCAAAAAACAATGTATCTATTCGCGTGCGCTGGGACGAAAAGAGCGAGCAGATAAAAGAAAACGATATCATCAAATGGAAAAATAAAACAATAAACATTTTAGCCGTATTGCCAGAAATGGACACAAGGCGATATATCGATATTGTCGGTGAAATTGGCGTAATAAATGATGATAATTTAATGGGTTAATTTTGATGATTGAATATAAAATTATAGCCGCATTAACCCCTATTTTTGGCAACAATATTTTTCCAAATGTTGCGCCGCAACATATACCGCAAAATGACGCCGCGCCGTTCGCTGTTTATACTGTGGTTTTTCAGCAACCGACCGCCGTCAATGCGTGTGGCGATATGCTGAATAATGTAGCGGTGCAGGTGGATATTTACACGGTTGAACAAGCGGTAAATGTCGCGTTAAACCGTGCGGAATTATCGGCGCGGGCAGTGGAGAGAATGACGGCGGCGGGGTTTGTTTTCAAACAAAGCCGACAAGGTTTTGACGGCACGATAAGGTTATTTAGAAATTCTATCGATTTTGAAATTGTGATTTAATTGTTTTTCTTAAGAAAGGTGAAAAAATGGCAACAAAAGCGCAATATAGAGAAGGCGGGCGCCTTCTGATTGAAGATTTTACAACTGAATATATCCCTACCACGCTGAACGTGGCAGGCAATCAAGGATATGCACAAATCCAAGGCAATTTTGAAGACGGCGACATCGTGCATATTACAGAGCCGGCAGATTTAGCGGGTGATTACGTAGTTTCATCTTATGATGGCAATGAATCGCTGGGCTTTATGGCTTTATTTGGACTGGCGGCGGACGATGTTGATGGCGAGACTGTCAAGGGTTATAAATTGCTTCTTTGCAATTGGCATTGAAAAATGAGTTTCAAAAGAAAGCCCCGTCGGTGGCTGTGTCTTTTGAGCCGGTTGCGCTTGACGAAGTCGGCAATAAAGCCTTGATTGGCTTGGCAGAAGTTTGGCGCGGAACCGTTACTGGCATTGATTTAGACCGCCCTTTGGACGGCGTAAGCACTGGCACAATCAATTTAAAAGTTTCCTCTGAAATTGTAACCGCCCGCATTGCTTGATTTTGTGCGGTGCGGTATAATAAGGACTTGACAGGTTGCAAAACTTGTTAAGTCTTTATTTTTTCAACTTTTTTTATTGCTAAATGGGTAAATTTTTATGAAAACGCAATTAAAAAAATCAATTAAAGCGGCATTGTCGCTAAATTCCACCAAACGCCTTGAATGTGGCGGCGGTGATGAAATTTTCATCAAAAAAGCAACCATCGCCGAAATTGCGAAAATTGAAGCAGTGGCGGCGAGTGGGGAAAGAGTTGCGGAAAAAACCATTGCGCTGATTTTGTGCGATGAACACGGCAATTTAATTTTTGACGCAGACAAAATCGCCGATTTGGACGAAATCGCCGAAATGGTAACGGCTGATTTTGTTAAAAATGCGCAAGCGGAATTTTTGGCTTTTAACGGTTTTCAGGCTGCCGAAGAAAAAAAGCAATAGACTATAAAAAAGAAAATCTTCTTATTGATTTATGCTTTTTATTAGGCGTTTCGCCGTCCGAAATTGAATCCCTGCCGTATTGTGATTTTTTGCGTTTTATTGAATATAAAAACCGCAAATTATTGCCGTTTGAACGCCTTGAATTGATGATAGCGCAATTATCGGCGATGATAGCCACGATTCACGGAGACGGCAAAAAGACGGCAAAAGTGGCGGATTTTTTAATTAGCGAAAATTTGCAGGCTGCCGAAAAGAAAACCGCAGGCGGATTTTTTGAGATGGAAAAATTAAAACGGTTAAATAATTTTGATTTTTCGTTTTTTAAAAACAAAAAAGTAAGGAAATAGAAATATGATTAAATTAAACAAAAATCCGACGTTGCAAGAGTTGGACGAGGCGTTACGCAATATCGCAAACGGCGACGCTGGCGATATTGAAAACACGCAAATTAACGCAATAAAGGCGATGATAAGTCTTCGCCTCGCTCAGAAAAGATTAAGCGCGCGGGATAAGGGCGGAATCCCCCCAGAATTCGAAAGTATTTAATATGTTTTTTCCTTGTTACTTTGAAGATACGGCGGCCAAATATTTAAGTATTTTCAATAGATTAAAAATTTATGACTTAATAAACACTCCTACAATTGAAAGCCTGCCCGATGCGTGGTATAAGGAATTTGCGAGATGTTTTTTTGGTAGTGTGGATTTAGAAAAACGGGAGCGGTTAATACAAGAATTTTTTGTTTTAATTCCAAAGAAAAACGCTAAAAGCACAATCAGCGGTTTAATTATGCTGACGGCTTTAATTGCTAATCCATACAAGGGCGCAGAATTTGCGCTAATCGCCAGTTCAAAAGAAGTTATCGATAATTGTTTTTTGCCAATAGCCGAAGCCATAAATTTAGATGACAAGCTAAAATCATTTTTAAAATACACATCAAATAAAGAATATAAACAAGTGGAGCACATCGGCACGGGCGCAAAATTAAAAATCATTACGCCTTTACTTTCGACTAATCAGGGCAAGAAATGGCAAGGTGTTCTTTTTGATGAAATTGCAATTTGTCAGAACACAAAAAATATTGTGTCAATCATTAACGAATTAACGGGAAATTTAGTCAATAAAAAAGACGCATTTATAATTTATTTGACAACACAAAGCCACGAGCCGCCGAATGGTGTTTTTAAGGCGATTTTAGAAAAAGCACGACGAATAAACAAAGGAGGAGAGGATGCCATATTGGCAAATAAATTCCTGCCTACTTTATACGAATTTTCTAAAAAAGAAATCGAAAACGGGGCTTTCAGGCTGCCTGAAAATTGGGCAAAAGTGAATCCTAATCTTGGCGTGTCTGTCAGTCTTGGCCGACTGCAACAAATGCGAGCAGACGCAGAAGCGGCGGGCAGCGAAGCACTGGCGGAATTTTACGCAAAATATCTAAATATTGAAATAACCGCAGCAAACAGCCCGCAGGCGTGGAGCGGCGCGCGATATATCGCGCAATGCGAAAAATCTATCACACTTAAAAGCGTAATAGATAAAAGCAATCTTTTGTATATAGGAATTGACGGCGGCGGCCTGGACGACCTAACAGGGGTTGCAGTGTTAGGCATTGACGGCGGCGGACATTGGCGTTGTTGGGTGAAAGGTTATTGTTACAGCTCCGTTTTAAACCGTGCGGGTCTGGCTGAAAAATTGCGCAGTTTCGAAAAAAAAGGCGAGGTTTTCATTGCTGAAAAATTGGGCAAGGACAGCGAAAAACTGACGGCGGATATTGTCCAAATTTTGAGCAGTGGCAAGCCCTGCCGTATTGGCATTGACCCACGGGGGATTGGCGAGATTTTAATTAACTTAAAAAATGCTATTAAAAACCTGCCAGCAATTGAGTTTATCAATCAGGGGGCGGCGTTGCAAAATGCCGCGGCAATCTTAGAACGGCGCTTGGCGGAAAAAAAAATAACTATTTGCCGTTCGGATTTGCTGAAATTTTGCGCAAATAATGCCGTTATTACTGACGGCGGAAGTGGTGAATTTTTGAGCAAGCGAACAAGCCCCGCAAAAATTGATTGCCTGATGGCGCTGCTTAATTGTGTGGCACTTTTTGAACGGTTCGGAAACTCCGAACCGTTGCAGGCGAACGGCGGCAGCGGTTTGGCAAATGCTATCAATTTAATTAATGCGTTAAAAAAGGGCTATTGAATGGGCGAATTTAATAAAATGTATCAATCTTCGCGGTGGAAGCGGCGAAGGCGGCTTTTGCTGAAAAATTCGCCGTTTTGTGTTGAATGCTTAAAAAATGGGCGTTTAACATTTGCTAGCATTATCGACCATATCAAGCCACACCGCGGCGATTGGGCTTTGTTTTTGGCGGCGGATAACCTTCAAACGCTTTGCGCCGCCTGCCACGGGAAAAAATCAAGATTGGAGAAGTTAGATGGCGGAAAAATGTAATAAATACAAAAATTTAGGCTTGGTTTATCAAGGCAGCAAAAGAACCATTGCCGACAAAATTTATCACGCAATAACCACCGTTATTGGTGAAGCAGACGGACAACGGCGGCGGTTTGTCGATGTGTTTTGTGGTGGCGGCGCTATGGGTTTTTGTGCGTCGCAACACGGCGAAAATGTTTTAATGAATGATGCAAATAGATATTTAATATTTTTATTAGATTTTTTTATTCATTTTGACAAACAAAAAGACGAATTAAAACAATATTATTTTAATAATGTTTATTCTCATTTTTTTGAGCGTGAAGAATATAAAGAGTTAAAAAACATTGCAGAAAATCAAGCGTTTAATTTAATCGATGATAAAATAAAATTAAAAATATGTTTTGCCTTTGCGTGTTTTTCTTTTGGCGGTAGGTTTGGCGCGTCTTATATTTATGGCAAAGACAGAGAACAGTTAAAAAAACTTGTACATGATTTTATTTTCTTTGGCAACGGCGCCGAATTGGAAAAACTAACAGGGGTTAATTTGTTAAATGATTTTCCTTTTTCAGACAAGAAGGAAAATTATAAATTTTTGAAATCGAAAATCAAAAATAGAAAAATTACAGAATTGCAGAATTTAGAGCGGTTGGAGAATTTAGAGCGGTTGGAGAATTTAGAGCGGTTGCAGAATTTAGAGCGGTTGCAGAATTTAGAGCGGTTGCAGAATTTAGAGCGGTTGCAGAATTTAAAACCCTGCATTTATTTCAGAGGCGGAAGATTTGGTACCGTTTGGATTTACTGAAATTTTTAGAGTTGAACAAATAAGTAGATTAACCACCGCAGACAACAGAAGTAAAAGAGTTGAGCGGTTATTTTGGAATGGGAAGAAATAAAAATGAATGTATCGGGAAAAATTAAAATCAACGCAAACGATTTTATTTTTAATTTTGAAAAAGCCGGCACGCAAAAAAAAGCGGGGCTTTTGAGAATTAAAAAAAATTGCGAAAAAATTAAAGGCGTTTCGGTTAAACTTTCCAAAAAAGACATTACAATTTTTGAAAAATACGGCGAAGATATTAACAATATTTGCCGCGAAACGGTGGCGGAAACGGCGCGATATTGCCGCGGCGAAGTTTATCGCCTGGCTTATAGAGCGCCCGCGCCTTATGTGCGGTTAGGCGTAACCTATGAGCCCGGAACTTTGGCGAAAAGAAGTTATGCCTATACACTGCCACGTTCAGAATGTCCAAAAAATGTACATATTAGCAAAGTATCATTTTTAAACAACGCCGCCACGGGTTGGTTCGGAGAAGTTGCGGTTTTGTGGGAATATGGCAGCGCACGCACGCCGGCGCATCCGATGGTTAGGCCCGCGATGAAAATGGCGGAAACCGTGTTTAGAAACGGCATAAAATGGCGTTTGTCCAAACTAAAAAAACAGTTTCAGGCTGCCTGAACAAGAAAAAACCCCGCGGAGCTGGCGGGGCGAAAAGTGCTGGCGATATTAAGAGAGAGCGAAACAGGAGCCGCCAGCCGCGGATATTATACAACAAAAAAAATAAAGTGATACAATTAGTTATTGTGCAGTGCAACAAACGAAAGGCAAAAAATGGAAATCAACAGCACTTTAACATTAAATACCACGCAATATAAGCAGGCGTTAAATGAAAGTGTCAATCACACCGTGGCGGCGGTGGGGAAAATCAATCAAGGATTTTCAGCGATTAAAACCGCATTTGCTGGAATTTTGAGCGCGGCGGCGGTGAAATCTGCCTTTTCCATTGCTGAAAATTTCAGCAAAATACAAGGCACAATTAAAAACGCAACTTCTGACCTTGCAGAATTTGCGCAGGTTAATCAATCAGCCTTTCAGGCTGCCCAAAAATTAGGCGTACCGTTCGAACAAATGGCGGCGGCCGTAACGGCGTTATTGCCGCCGATGAAAACGCTGGGAGCTAGTACTAAAACCGTGCAGACCTTCGCCGAAACATTAACCGCGGCATTCCAGGCGAACGGTTACACGGGCGGCGCGGCGGTTATTCAATCATTGGCTAAATCGTTCAATTCAGGCAGTTTAAACGCTAAGGCGTTTAACGCCGCATTATTGGCGGTTCCTGATTTGGCGGCGAATATTGCCCAAAAATTAGGCAAAACAGAAGCAGAAATTAAACAGTTAGGGGTAAGTGGAAGCCTTGCGGCTGGCGATTTTATTAAAGCGATAAACGCGTTAAATGGGGAATATACGCAGCAAGCGAAAAACACACAAACAATGGCAAACGCTTTTAATTATTTGAAAAATTCAATAGCACAATTTTTAAGCAAAGCAAACGAAGCAGGCAGCATATCCGCCATATTGGCGCAGGCGTTGCGTTTGGTTGCGGATAACATCGATAAAATCGTTATCGCTGGCACGGTATTGCTTTCTCTGAAAGTTGCACAATTTTTTAGCGGCACAATAACCAGTCTGACCGCATCGGCGGCGGCGTGGGGGGCGGAAACAGCCGCCATTATGGCGAACACGAGAGCCAGGGCGGCGAACGCTATCACAACAGGCGCAGGAACCGCAGGAGCAGGCCTAAACCTTGCAGGCTCGGCGGTCGTCAATCTCGCGGGGCTTGCCGCTGGCATTAAAGCGACTTTTTCAGGCATTCTGAAAACCATTGGCAAAGGTGGCATCATCGCCGCCATTGGCGCAATCCTGGCGGTTACGGGACAATGGCAAAATTCAATTGACGCAATAAAGTATGTTTTTACGGACGTTGCGGGAGTGCTGAAAAATGTGGCAACCGTTGCAAAAAACGCAATTGTTGAAATATTCAGCGGTTTTGATGGCGGGCGGATTGCTGAATTTTTCAGCGGTTTTGATAACGGTATTTTTGGACTGCTTGAAATGATAGGCAAGACGGCGGACGGTACGGTATCGTTGCTAAAAACAACGTTCGCAATCATCATCAATGACGCGATGGCGGCGGTGAAGATGGTCGGAAATATATTGACGGCTCCAATTCGCGGATTAGTCAATATTATTGACGGCGTTTTTAATGGATTTATAAACAAATACAACAAGTTAGCGAGTAAATTAAAACTTCAAAAGTTGGATAATTTAGATTTTTCGGAAATAAAACAAAAAATTACCTTTGACGCAAATTTTACGAGTTGGGGCGACGCAAAAACACTTTTTGACGCATACCAAAAAGAACAACAATCGGCAGGGCTTGAAGCGTATTTTAGACAGATGAAAACCGACATTGACGCCAGCCGTGCGATTGCTGAACAGGCAAACACCGCAAGGCAAGCAGAAGCGGACGGCATTGCTGGATTTGCTGAAAATTTGGACAACCTGAACGGTGCGATTGCTGAAAAAACCGCCAAATTGGCGGGCGGTAAAAGTGCGACAGATTTGCAAATTGAAATAGAAAAACTTTACAAATCAACCGATTTTAGCAGCCGAAACGCTGAATTTTACAGCAAAATTGACGAACTCCAAAACGCTATCGGCGCGCAGGCGATTGACTGGGCAGCGGTGGCGGCGGCGGTGGATGGAATCAATCAAAGCGGACGGCTTGATTTATCCGTTCCAACGGCGGCGATGGAGGCGCAGACGATAGCAGTTCAAGCGAACACAGCAGCCATACAGCAGGCGCAGGCGGTGGCGTCAGGGGCGGCGGCAAGCCCTGCCGTTGTCGTGCAGGTGGTTGGTAATGTGGATAATCTTGCTGAATTTATCAGCGTTAAAATTGATGAAAAAATAGCCCGCTTCGCGGCGGGCGTGTAGCAGGGCTCGAAGCCCTGCCGTTGGTTATTCGTCCTCGTATGGAAACCACATCGGGTGCGTTGAGGGCATTACAAACAGACCTGAACCGATTATAGCGTTGTTAGGAATTTCAGCGCCGCCGTCAATGATGGCGCCATATTCAATAACGGCGCCGCTGCCAATAATTACGCCTTCGCCAATGTGGCAGTTTTCGCCAATAATTACGCCATCGCCAACGTGGCAGTATTCGCCAATTTCGGTGCCTCTGCCAACGTGGCAGTTTTCGCCAATGACGCTGTAATCGTGAATTGCTGCCGGGTGGCAAATTTCGGCAGTTGCGGCGATGGTTGCTTTTTTGCTGATGATGTTAATCATAATAAATGCTCCTGTTTGTTTGGTTGGTTGGTTAAGCCCTTTGCATTAACCTTACTGCAAATTATACGCCTATTTAAAAAACTGTCAATACTTTTTTACAA